ACCTGGATACTTGCGTTTGATAAGTTTCTCGATACGAACATCCTCGATGATGTTCATGTAGCCCATCAGTTTACGATTTTCCTCGATGGGTTTGATATATTCTTCGGTGGTATAAAGGGCATGACCCACTTCGTGACCGATGAGCATGTCTTCGATCTCGGGAGTCATTTCTTTCCACATCGGCAAAGTCAAAATGCGTGACTTGATGTCGAAAGATGCAGTACGAGTTCTTGCACGAATCACTGAAAGGTTTTCAGTCGCAAGAAGTCTGGCTGATAGGTCGGTTGCTTTCATTTCCATTATATATTCCTCACATTCAATACCATAATCTTACAACAATTCAGGAATTAAGTCAACATCTTTTTTACCGAATGCAAGATCCATCTCGTATTCGGTTAGTCCTTGTTCGACTTCGGGACGATTCTTCAAACTGAAGTCATCTGCAAAATCAGGCAAATCATTCAGGTGATAGTTCCCGCAAAGACTTGCAAGTTCAAAGTCGCTAAAATCTTTCCACATTTCATTTTTCATACCGCTATTATACGGTAGTTTTCAATAAATGTCAAGCACTTTTAACCCTGTTGGATACAGGGTTCTAGCGTAAGTGTTTACTTACGTTTTAGCGATAACTGAAAAATCGTTGCGTTTTTCAAATTTAATCACAGATCTGAACTTCTCAAATAACTGGTCGCCTTTGTGAGAAATGACAAAGATGTTAGAGTTTTCACCAAACTGATTCATCAAGTTTACAAAGTAATCTGTTCCTGCTGTATCTAAAGATGAATCAAAGATCTCATCAAGTAGAAGAAGGTTGGTGTTAACTGAGTTCTTCATCTTGGCAATTTGACGCCAAGTAAATAGAATTGCTAAGTCAATACGCATCTTCTCACCTTCACTGAAAGAAGCATAAGTAAAATCATCACGAAAACGAGACTTAACAGATTCATTGAATGCTTCATCAAGTTCGAAATGAATGTATGCATCCATAGCATTCAGATACTTGTTGATCAACTTATTCATCACTGGCAGATACTCACGAATGATAGCTGTCTTAATACCAGTATCTTTTAGAAGAATAGAAGAAACTTCTTGTAGATTACGATGTTCCTGCAGAGAAGTTTTAGTTGCAATCTTATCCATGGCATCTTTTGCCAACTGTTTTAATTTTGTCTTCTCTTCATCGATGTTAGTTGTGTCAGATTTAATCCTCTCAATGTCAGCTTCGGCTTCGGAGACTTGGCGGTTGAGTAAGGTGATTGATGAATTCTTTGTAGAAAGTTCAATGTTCTTGTCGGTAATCTGCTGTATGATTTCATTAATCTGAGAAAGTTTTTCTTGAAGTTTGGTGAGCACTTGGTTGAGTTCATCAACCTTACCGTTTTGAGTTGACAGTTTCTCATTGAGATCTTTGAGAATGCTTTCTTTGTATTGTTCTGTGATATCTTGATTACAGCTTGGACAAACATCATGCTCTCCAAAGAACTCCACGTGGTGCTCGCAAGTTTCGACTTTTTGTAGAAGTCGCTGTTGAAGTTGATTGGCTTTTTCAAGATCTTCTTTGATCTTTTCCTTGTCTGAGATCTGCCCCTTAAGAGTTGTAATTTCTCCGATGATGACATCAACTTCTGACTGAGTTGCGCTAATCTCTTTAAGGCTGCTAGAGATTTTCGTCTGGATGGATCTAATATTATCTGCTTTCGCATCCGAGATAGTTTTGATAATTGAAGACTGTGCTTCGACTTTAGTCTTCGCCCCAGCAATTTCAGTTTCAATCCGCTGGATTTCTGCTTTAGTATCATTTACCTTTTCCTTCAATAACTGATTCATTGTAGAGAAAATACGAATATCAAGGATATCCTCGATAACTTCCCTACGCTGAAGCGGTGGCAGCTGCATAAATGGAACAAATGATGCACTACCCAAGATAACGACTTGCGTAAATGTCTTATAATTTAATTTTAGAATTTGTTGCTCAAGAACTTTTTGGTAGTCACGTGCTGCAGCATCTTGATTGATCATTTCACCATCAAGCCAAATTTCAAAGATGTTTGGTTTGATGCCACGCTTGACTACATACTCTCTACCATTAATCTCAAACTCAATTTCAACTACGCATTTCTTTTGGTTAATAGAGTTTATCAATTGACTCTTGTTAATATTACGGAATGGTTTACCAAAAAGCGAAAAGCACAATGCGTCTAGGATCGTGCTTTTACCCTCACCATTTTTACCAATGATAAGTGTAGTAGTTGATTTGTCTAATAGAACTTTGTTTGGCGAGTTGCCTGTAGATAAAAAGTTTTGCCATTGGACAGATTTAAATTTAATCATACTTCGATATTCACAGCTTCCGTATAAAGTGTACGCATGAATGTTTTCACTTGTTCCTTGTCAACATCAGTTTCAATAGAATCAATATAGTGAGAGAGAACAGAAAGGGTATCTTCTAAATTGATTTCCTCGCCAATTTCACCCTCTTCAAACTCAGAGAGATCTTCAATAACTTTAATCTCATGACATCCTTTATTATACAACTTTGCTATGAATTTGTCAAATTTATAAAAATCAGTTTTATTCACAATTACAAGTTTTACATATTTGTTAGCTAAATCGATTGTGTCAAGATCGATGGGATCTTGTTCTCGATCGTTGTACTCGATTCGTGAGAACATTGTATAAGGATTCTCAATGAATTGGAGTTCTCTCGTTGAGAGATCAAACAAGTGAAATCCTCGGGGATCGTTAAAATCTTGCCAAGTAAGTTCATATGGGTTTCCGAGATAATGAATGTGTTTATCATTAGAACGATGGTGATAATGCCCAGAAAATACGAGATCAAACTTATCAAACAAACTCTTATCCATCCCATCATGTGACTCCATGCCTCTATACATTGCAAAACCTGAGATCTCAAAATGACCCATACAAAGTTCAGCAGTTGTGGTGTTTAATGTATCAATAGATTCCTGATAGTTGTCAGGGCAAATCCACGGCATCATGCAGATTGGTACGTCATCCACTTGAATAGTGGTTGGTTTATCAATCACATTGATATTTAAATACTCTCTCAGAAGTAGATCTGGTGAGTTTACATCATTAGTGTTCTTATAGTAAGTGTCATGGTTGCCAGCCAGCATATGAACAGTGATCCCTCGAGCAGATAATTCGTCAAAGAACATTTCCTTTGCTCTTTGCAGTGCGTAGAAATTAACATATTTCCTACGATCAAAAGTGTCACCGAGGATAAGAACAGTATCAATACCTTGTTCATCAATAATAGGAAAGAAAGTATTGTCATAAAATTTTTGGAAGAAATCTAAAAATGCAATACTGTCATTGCGGGCACCAAAGTGCTGATCTGTAATAATGGCTACTTTCATTCTTTATCAATTTCTTGTTCAATAAAAGTGTCTAAATCAACATGTTTTTTCTTTCTTTTGGCCACCTTGCGATCCATATATGTAGAATCAAAAGAATTATTATTCTGCATAAAATCTAAATATGCGTTATGAAACTCTCGGTCTTCATCACCTTCTTGGAGTTCAAATGCCTCGAATGGCATGTCCATTATCAACTTACCTTTGATGTATGATTGTTTCTTTTCTTTGGCTATGCGACGTAAAAATGCATAGTAGATAATCTGAGTGAAATACGCAAAGGGGTTATTAGATTTAGTTGGATCAAAATTGTCGATATATTGAATGCAATTTTCAATACCATCTAAAATCATATCATCACGATATGAGTAATTAATAAAATTAGGTTTGTAAGAAAGATGCGTTGCAATTTTAAGAATACACTCACCAATGTAATTACTTAAAATTGGTTTTTCTTTTCCAGCCTTTTTAGCTTCTTGTACTTTTTTTCTGTGTTCTACCAACGCTGCACAGAAATCAGCGTTATTTACGTAATGTGCCATTAATATATTTCCTCTTAAATTTAGAGGCTATGATATAAGTATACACCAACTACACATGCAAGACAAATTTTTTTATAACATCAAAATATATTTGATTTTTTATTTGACCTGAGGCATAATTCACGGTGTTAGGGTTGATAAAGATAGATCAATTAATCGTATCGTTTCCTTCTACAAAAACTCTAAATGTATCAGGTTTCTCTTCTGTAGTATTTTTATCTTTTAATAAAGATTGCAATAATTTTATCTTATTATGCACATCTTCAATCGTTTCTGTTTCTAAATCTTCTTCATGATGATTTACCATTATTTCAGTTTTTTCATGGTCTGCTACAATTCTTTTGTAGTGTGGGACAAAAATATGATGTAACTTTTTGATAAAAAGTAAATTAGTTTTTGATACAACAAATATGTTATCATCAGAAAATTGACAAAATGGGTGTGCAGTAATATGTTCTTTACGTTCCTCAATAATCGGAATCATTTTAATACTCATTGGAGATTTTAATTCAACATAATCTTCATCTTCTGATACAAGAACAGCCATCAATTGTTCACCATTAACAAGTTTAATAATAACAAACAGATCGTTATCTTCTATCATAGTTCGACCTCTACGATTTTTGTTTTAAATTCCTCTTCGGCATACGTTTTATATCGTTCTGCAGCATGACCTAATGTGTGATTTTTCCAAGACTTCCAATGCAAATCATCAGCAATATCGAATAATTTACAAGAAGTCTTTCCATCTTTCAATCTTAAACCACGACCAATACTTTGTAGATTACGAATTTTACTTTTCGAAGGCGATGCAAAAATAACATTTTCAATCGAAGGTATATTAATACCAGTAGAGAATGTTCCAAACGAAGCAATAATAATAGCGTCTTCTTCTCCTTCTGTTATATGGCGAATAGCTTCCCTATCGGAAGTTTCCGTACCACCATAAACAAAAAATATCTTTCTATTCTCGTGTATTTTATTTGAGATAAGATCGTAGAGAACTTTGCCGTGTTTTTCAACGTATTGAAAAAGAACCAGCGTATTACCTTTAGAAGTTACTGCCAAGTTTCGGATAAACTTATTTCGTTTTTCATTAGTAACAAGCCAATCCATTTCTTCTTGGTAGGTTTTATTCTTGCGTTCTTTACGAATCTCCTCACTATATTTTAATATCACACACATTATATTTAGGTTAGATAACCTTCCTGATTCCATTAGGGCTTTAGTTGTAGTCACTCTATGAACTGGACCAAAAATACCTTCTAGAACTAACTGATGGATTTTCTTATTATCAAGTGTTCCAGTTGTGCCGATGCGATAACGAATGTTATCCATCTTTTCCATAACTGTTGTGAGGGATTTTGCTTTAAACTGGTGTGCTTCGTCGCCAATAATTACATTGAACTGTTTGAACCAAGCACGTGGTTGTAGATAAACAGATTGCCAAGTTGTAATTAAAATGTCTTTAGTGAACTCTTTTGAGAAACCAGAGTAAAGTTTTTGGCAATGTTTAGAAACACTCCAGCCATTTGCGCTTGAATAATCTTCAAAGTCAGCGTATAATTGCTCAACGAGAGATGTTGTTGGAACAATTACGATGCACTTACGCTTATGCTCCAAGTGCCATCTGAGAATTGAGTAGATAATAAGTGACTTTCCAGATGCCGTAGGCGACAAGAGAAGAACCCTCTCATCAGACAGTGCTTTGTGTATTGCATCATACTGGTAGTCTCGAACTTGGATTGCTTCGTTTCTGGACTGGGGATTGAGATCTTTGAGCCATCCATGCAAGTCATCGTGATTGATGTTATTTTGTATGGCGAGGTCATCTGATAATTGTATTTCATACTGATTCCTTTTAGCAAATTGGATGACATAGTTTACTAAACCAGAATATAAAGATTTACGAACTGCATCATACAAACGAACTTTACCATCCCACAACCTAGCTTTATATTGTGGAGTAAATCGAGCGCCTGGATATTCATAGGTGAAGAAGTCTGCTAACTCTTGTTCAATGCTTGGATCAGAAAACACACGAACATAAACTTCATCCAGTTTTTCAATTTTAATCAATTACATTCCTGCTAAAAATTTCTTCCATTCAACAGCAGTTTTAATTTGCCAGTCTCTGGCTTTAATTTGTTGAAGGATAGATTCTAAAAGATAAACCATTGTCTCAAGATATTTGATTTTAACCTCTAAAGAATTTAGGTCTTCGTCACCAGTGAGAAATTCATCCATTTCATTTTTGAGTGGCTTCACGCCTTGCCATTGTTCCCATTCACGTTCTTTCAACTCGTCACGTGACATTTCACCACGAAAATAACGAAACTTATTTTTACGCAGTAGATTATAATCAGATGTGAGTTTAGTGTGTTTCAGTTTTACCGAAACAAGAATTTTTACGTATTTTGCGTGGAGTTTGGGAGTTTGCGTAGAATTCTCACCGAGATAGTTATCATCTATCTGGCAATCTTTTTCCCACTCTTCTTGCAATTGTTCAATATTCATAATAATCCTCAAGTTGACTTGTTGTTATTATACAACAAATCTTACAAAAAATCAAATAAATTTGTAATAAGAATAGCGGAAAGTAGCGTTACCTACAAGATATGTTACATCTTGATTGGTTGATTGAAATGTAAGCGATTCAATACTTGCAGGAAACATATCATAAAATTGGAACTGCTGTGCGACTTGATTATTGCTTCCAAGAACACTAAGTGTTGCATCAGAATAGTTCTTTGCAAGTTCGCTGTAATTGTTAGTGTCACTGGCCACCAAGTTTACATACTGTTGATAGTTCTCTGGGAAACCAAGAGCAACGATCCAGTTATAGATTGCTCTATAATTTGACATGTCCTCTGCAACTAGAAACTGGACATTCAATTCGTCATATGTTAACATATCGCCTGGGATTGGGGCTGTTCTAAATGGGTTTCCAAATTCTGGAGCACCGATAGAAATTCCTGGTAAATTAACTTGTTGACAGAAGAACTGAAGATCAGGCAACTTCAGAATGTTGAACATGAACCCATTTGGAGATAATGGGGCAATGTTTGCTGGGATTGGACAAGAAATAGTAGTATTAGCCATAAGATTATTTAGGAGAATAAAAAAGGGAGACATTTCTGTCTCCCTTAAAGTACCGCTTCTGTGTCGGTTTAATTAAACCCAAATTACATTAGGTTAGAAACCTTCACTTTACGATAGTAGTAGTTGTTGCCAGAAGCAAGACCATCACCACCAGCATCAAGAGATGTGAATGGGTTAGCAACTAGACCATAACGTGTCTTGAAGCCGATCTTTGGCTGGAAGCTGTTTGGATCAACTGCACGAACCATTTGTAGAGGAACGTATGGGCAGTAGAACAAGCCAGCATCAAAAGCGGAAGCGCCTTTGTAACCAACAACGAAGAACTGAGTAGCAGATACGTTAGAAGTATATGGGTCAACATATACTTTGTATTTGCCGTTTAGAACACCAGCGTAAGTAGTAGAAGTGTCATCTACTGTTAGGTCATTCTTACCAGTTAGACCAGAAGAATAGTCAAGAACACCAGCCATCGCTAGAGCAGAAGCTACGTCTGCAGAAGTGATGATGATGTTACCACGACCACGACGTGTCTGTTGACCGATAGCATTGGCTTCACGTTCGATTTGGAACATTAGACCTTTGAACTTCTCAACTGACCAACGACCATTGCTGTCTACGTCTAGGTTGAACGTGCCAGAAACAGCAGTAGAACCACCTTGTGCACCAGCTTTGGCAGATGTATAGATTGTGCGGATAACTTCACGGTTGATTTCAGCAAGAATCTCAGTAGAGAGAATGTTGCTTAGTTCACCTTCAGCATCAAGACCATGAACAGATTTCATATCTTGAGCCAATTCGATTGAGTACTCAGCTTTTAGAGCACGTGTCTTAGCAGTAACAGAAGTCTTTTCGATGCTGAAAGCCATTTGACCGAAAGAACCATCACCTGTACCACCTTGACCAAGACGCTCACCGTCAGCAGTAGCTAGACCAGGAGCAGTAACTTCAGAACCACCGAAGTCATATGGAGCTTGTGTGCCAGCAACTGCAGCGCCAGAGAATTCTGTGTTGGCTTCGTTGAATAGAGCCTCAGAACCACCTTGCTCAGTATAGCGTGACTTCATTGCGAAGATCAAACCTGTTGGCTGTGTCATTGGCTGAACACCGCAAACATCATAAGCGATCATCTGTGGCATTGCACGACGAACTAGAGAGATAAGAACTGGATCGAACTTAGCGAAACCGTTGGTATCGCCATAAGAACCGACAGCATTGGCTGGTGCAGCTTCAAAAAGAGCTTCACGTTGCTTTTGCATTTCACGTTCTTGGTTCTCAAGAAGAACAGCAGTTACTTCTTTACGATACTGATCACGGATTGCTGGTGCACCTTCGTGATTAAGGACTGGTGCCCATTTTTCCATTAGTTGTTGACGAGTTGTCATTTTGTTTTCCTTATTTTGCGATTTTATTGAGAGCAGTTAGATACGAAGCAATAGTTGGATCAACTTGTGGCTTCTTTTCTTCAGTCAATGTCTCGACTGGAGTATCTGTAACAACTGATTTAACATCAGCAGCTGCCTTGTTTGTGAAATAATTTTCACGGATAGTCTTAACTTTAGTTTCAAATGTAGAAGCATCTTCATAAGAAAGTTCTTCAACAAGACCCATAAACTTTTCAGTTTCAGTGTCAGTTAGACCTTCAGAAATAGACTTAACGATTTCAGTACGTTTTGCTTCTGCGATTGTTTTTGACAATTCAACATTAGCAGCAACTTGATCGTTTAGTTTGCTTTCTAATTCTTCAACTTGCTCTTCCAAAGAACCAACTAGATCATACTTTTCTTCTGGAATGTCGATATAGTGTTCTTCAAATAGAGTCTTCATACCCGCTACAAATCCTTCAAGAATGTCGGATTTGATACCACGCTCAAGGGCGATTTCATTCTGTGCCATCCACTGCTCGGCAATGTAACCGAGATATCCATCAACTTGCTCAACAATACCCTCTGTATTCTTTGCAACTTGCTCAGCAAGTTTGCTTTCGAATTCTTCTTCAAGACGTGCAACTTCTTGATTGACACGAGCCATAACAGCTGCTTCAAAAATAGTAGTTGCTTTAGTTCTGAATTCTTCTGTTAATTCTTCACCGTTGAACAACGCATCCATGTCTTCTTTCATACCTTTGATTGCGTTACCTTTACGGACAGGCTCTTGATCGCCAGCTGTTGCTGAAGAATTTGCAGGATTAGATTTTTTCTCAGTAGCATCTTCTGCATCATCTTGATCTTCAACATTATTACGCTTGTTATCAGCGTTTTCTGTTTCAGATGTTGCTGGAACAGCATTACCTTTACGAATAACTGAAGCATCAGCAGCAGTAGCATTTTCTTTAGCAGAATTGCTACCACCTTCGTTACCCATTGACTTGAATTCGTCTAACTGTGTTGCTTTAGACTCAGCCAAGATTTGTGCAATTTTTTGTTCGATTGACATCGTTTTGTTCTCCTGTAACTGGATAGTTCTATTTAATTATTTATTATTTATCTGATTTTACTCAGAAAATTTTGGAAAGCACGAATCTTTGCTTCCTGTAGGTCTCTAGAGGAAGCCTTTTTAATGAAGGATTTTGTTTCCTCAATATGTTTTTCCACGAACTTTCCATCAACAAATGTCCACTCCTTACCTTCCATGATACCTTGTACATATGCATCTGGAGCAGAAGGGTCGGCAACGATGTCAGCTGCAGTAGACAGCATAAAATCGTCTTGTACAACATTAATGCCCTCTTCATTCATTTTGAGAGAGCCAAGTGCACGACTAGAAACACCCAAATTTGCACCACCTTCTAAAAGACCACGTGCAATTTGACCCATTGGTGTTT